CTTTACCTAAATTAGTAGCCATATATTACCCTCCTTCCTTCAATATTTTATCTTTCATAATCTCAAACTCCTCGCTAGTTTCGAAAGCTACACCTTCATTTACCTTAGGCGGTTTATTTATGCTTTCAAGAATCGACTTAGGTTTATTACGACCTTTTGAACCATCTTTTGTTTTAGCCCAAATCAAAATACCTAACCTATCAACAATGGATGCTAACAACATTGAATCCAACTTAACTTTTTGACCTGACATTTTTAACATAATTCTTGCACTATCCCTTAAACCACCACAAAAAATAGCCACCTGTAATGGTGGCATATTTTTATAATCATAAATTCCGTAAGTTTCCGCTAAATCGCATATAACTGCATCTTCATCAAGCTTCAACATACCAGCGAGGACGACTAGTTTTTTAACCTAGCTTGAGCCTCAAATATATCTTGTAATTCTTTTGTGATTTTTTCCGTGTTAATTGTACCATCTTTCTCTCTAAGATGATTTTTTAATTTATTTGTTTGTTCTTCACCTAAAAGTAATTTTAGAACTTTCGGTAATACTAATGGGTTTTCTTCCATTTCCCCCAATACTTCAACTAATTCATAGTTGTTTAAATTGTTAACTGGGATTGAGTAAGCAAACCCACTCTTAGTTACTCCAACCAAATCTTTCATGTTCTACCTCCTATTAAACTGTTCCTTTTTTAATATACTCATAGTGAGTATTTCCATTAGCATCCGGGAATGCATTTAATGTTGTTTCATACCCAACCATTTCAGAGTCCGTATATGTAATTTCCCCAACTTCTGTTACTTTTCCGTTAGGAATTACAATACGTTTAAGAATACCACCTTTTAGAATCATCTCAATAACAACGCAGTGTTGCTCTAATTCTTTTGCATTGGCTTTAATTGTGATACCTGTTGTTACATCACCTGTAACGTTATCCGATCCATAAATCTCTTTTAGTACGTCCACGTTTAAAGACTCAATTAAAGTGTACGTGAATGTATCTGATTTTTCAGTTTGCACAGTATCAACGATATCGCCACCCCATGCTTTTAAGTTTTCTGTCTCAGCCGTGTTTTCGTTTGTTAAACCGTCCTCTGAAACGTACCCTAACGCTTTGAACGCTACATTTAATTTTGTTGTTGCATCTTCTGGTAATGCTGTACCAAGAGGTGCTGAATATATAGCTCCACCAATCTTAGGTTTTGCTGCTGTTACATTTTGTACATCTGCCATTTTCTATCTCCTTAATAATGTTTTATATCGTAAACTGCTTGGTATCTGTACTGTTTAGTTTCTGAGTTGGTAAAGTTATAATCACTATTTAACCTAACTCCTGAAACTTCATCGACATATACCAATTGGTCTATTATTTCTTTAATTTTCTCATTTAATTTTGCCGCCTCATATAATGTTTCGGCGTAACTTTGAATTGCTATTACTGACGAATTTAATAAGTTATCTCTCTTACTACTGGTTTTTTCAATTAAAATATATCGTTTAGGTAAGTTTGGTTGGTGTTCTAATACCACAGGTATTTCTACTTTTGTATCTAAAAATTTTTTCAATGTTAATTCTATCATTGCCCTAAAGCCTTTAATAATGTGTTATTTTTGTTATTATCTCGTACAGCACCTCGTGTCATAGCTTGAACTCTAACTGTAGTTCGGTTACGACCAACAACGGTACTTGTTTCATACCCTTTTCCAGCATTGTTCTTGATTTTATTCGCCTTAGCCTCAAGAATAGCCGTCATTTCTGGGCTTTTCATAAGTTCCGCTACACCAGCACGATTTAATATAAATTTGTTACGCATAACGTTCCACCATCACTTTCTTGTGCCATTTTAGAGGTATTATTGACTCAATTCCTTGTTGAGCAAATCCTATCGTTCTCCATTTTTTACCAAAAAAGATTACCTCTTTATTTTCCCATTCGTTAGTATCCCCTTTAGGAATACCTAGAATGTATTCAGCTTTCTTACCAACCAAATTTACGCTATTGGTAATATCATCAGTAGACGCAGGCGCTACAATCACATCTTTAACCCTTTTCTCTTTATCAACAAAAATAGGATGACCAAAATCATCTACACCATTTTGAATTTTGTCAATTAATATAATATCGATACCTTTAATCAACACCATAAAAATCAATTGCTCCAAATCTTTGTCTTCTTAAACCTAAACGTTTTAACTCATTATCTTTTATGAATAAACCACCACCAGGAACTAAGAATGAACCCGATACAGAATACCCCAAGGCTGACTCTGAATATTGAGTCATTGGCTCTTGTCTAGTAGAAGTCATTAATGTCCTAGCTACTATATCGACTAATACCGATTTAACCACATACGCATAACTTTCATCCGCTTTAACCATTAAATCAAGGTCTTTCTTGACCTTTTTAGCCTCCACACGTAGAACGTGAGAAACTGTATTTAACAGTTCCTCAGCACGTTCCTCTTCGTCACCTTCTAATGCTCTCCAAAGTACACTTAAATCATCAACCGTAGCAAAGGGTTTTAATTCTGACATTAAAACACCTCCTATTTCTCAGGTTCTACTTCTTCAACCTCAACCTTTTTAGGTTTTTTAGGTTTCTCAGGAGCTTCTACAAGCTCCCAATCACCACTTAGTTCACTCTCGGTTTCAATCGTAATACCTGTTTCCTTATTTATGTAAACCTTCATAATCTAACTCCTATTAAGCCTCAACTACACGAGCAAATGCTTTTTCATCAAGGATACTCCATCCAATGTAAGCCTCAGCACGTAAGCAAATTTCGTTATAAGCCTTAAGGTCACGACCAGAACCATCTGGGTCACCGTACTCGATAATTTCCATCGGGATATTTTCAGCATAACCCCATTTAAACGCATTTTGGAAATCCCCAACTACTGCATGGTCTGCTTTACCACCATCAGCTTTTTTAACAGCTAAAGTTTTATTAATATCTAAGTCTAAACCAAAAAAGTTTTCTGGTTTTTGACCCATCTTGAACTCAGGGTATAAAGATACACCATTTTTATCTTTTACTTTCGATAATGATTGAGCAGCTAATGGAGATAGTGCAATACCAGTTACCTCTTTACCATCTGCGATAATTGTTTGAACAGCTGCATCTAAGTTGTCATCAACAGTAGCAGCTGCAAATGTTACTACATTACCAGTAACAAACCCATCAAATGAGTTTGTGTCTTTAAAAGTACCATCAGTTAATGATTTTGGTTCTAACCCGTGTAATGCCGCAATATCGAATGCCTCAGCTATTCTTTTAGCAAATCCTTCAGCATAATATTGTAAGTAGTTTAGTTTCTTTTCATCAGAAGCATACATAAATTCGTCTGTAATACGAGCTTGATAAACGAATTTAAAAGGCTTGATAATCTTAGATGTTACAGTAGCTACACCTGCTTGTTTCTGTTCTCCTTCACCTACGATTTGTGCATTACCATCTAAGTTAAATACGAATTGCTCAGCACCACTAAATGGTATTGGTTGCTGTGTTGATAATTTAGCAAGTGTTGAATGACCTGTAACCTTGCTCATAATGTCTGTCACTAATTCTGGACTGAATAACGTCCCTTTTTTTGTTGCTTTACTTTCTGTCATAATTTTTAAGTCTCCTTATTTTAAAAAATTTTTATTTTAAATTATTTACTACATCTTGCCAAGCTGCACTTACACCACTTTTAACGGGTTTTTCTACATCTGCAAGAGGTTGTTTATATGTTGGTTGATTAACAACCATTAATGACGCTAGACGTTCAGCATCCTCAGTTAAACTTTCCTCAGAGTCACCTTTTAACCTATCAGCTAAATCAAAAGGTAAGTTGTATTTAATAGCTACTTTCTGTTTAAGAGCTTTAGTTTCCCAACTTTGTATACCCTTTTCAAGTTCTGCTATCTTATTCTTATCAGTACCCTCGATTTCCTTCTGTTTATCTAGTAACTCAGTTAATTTTAACTTCTCCGTCTCTAAATCTTGAACCTTAGCACTTAATGAATCATAATCAGCATATTTAGCTTTCACACGCTCAATACGGTTCTTTATGATTTCATCCAATTGCTCTTGTGTTTCAATAATTTTAAATTCTGACATATTCTATATCTCCTTTTCCCGGTTTCCCCGACCGTTCGGTAATTTTTGGGTTAGTTAATACCTAACCCTAGTTTTTTTCTTAGGCTTAGCAATACTGCAAGCCCAATGCGCCAATAAGGCGCTATCTAATAACGAAATATCCATATCCTCAAATTGTGATTTATACCCAAATCCACCATTACTGCCGATATTACGCTTTTCACAGTTAGTTGCAACCTTTCTTAGTGAAGGTTGATTATTGTGGCATAGCGTTTTTTGGTAAATACCTTGCTCAAACGTTGAGTTAGCTACTACTATCTCTTTTACTGTTGGG